CCATAAATCTCCAGGAACTAGTGCAGTGACACCGTCACTTTGGTATGCGGGTTCACTGGCTGTCACAATAACGCCATCTGGGTCAGTATCGTATAAAACAAAACCACGAGCATCTGTATCAGTTGAGCTATATTGTGTGCTCTTGTATCCTCTCCATCCACCAATTTCATTGATCATAATGTCAACGGTTGCAGGATCACTATAATACCATAATGTACCATCTTCCGGAGCCTGGTAAGGTTCTGTGGTACTGTAAGAGAACGGGGATACTACTTCCCAATTACTTAAAACTAGGGTACTATCAAATTCTAGTACACCACTTGTATTGGCAGTAAACCCAGCATCCGATGATGGATTACCAGTACCATCAGTCAGGTGAATATCTCCACCGTAAATATGCGTAAATGTGATTACACTATTGCTTAACGTAACGTTTAATTCAGGAATATTTGTCGCTAACACATCGGCTACAAATTGTGCTGGAGTTCTGGCACCTGATCCCGACAATGTCACTGTATAATTTGTTATACTAGCTGATCCAATATTGGTCACGCCAATCACAAGAGTGTCAGCACCGGTAAATGGGCTTGTGGCTAATGTTGATCCGCTGACTATAGTTTGACCCGCAACACGACGGGCATACAATTTATAACCACTGGTACTATCATCAAGTGGGTCATAATCTGCCCAAACAGTACCTGCTGCAATACCATTACCGCCACCCGATGGATCTAACCCTGCTAATGCAGCGGCAGCATCAGCGTAGTGAGCAACCGCTAATGTGTTCCAAGTTGATGTTGATAAACTATATTTTTTAACTACTGTGTCTGCACCACTACCAGTGGCACCAATTTTCATAAACACGCTACCACTTGGGCGAGGAACAGTATCAGTGCTTCTCCAACTTGGTATTGCAGCAAAGTTACCATAGGTTAATGCTGGTCCTGCATATGTACCGGCTGCAATATTCAATTGAGCAGCATTTAATGGTGTACCACCACCGGTGGACGAAATAGCAATTTTTCCATCTGCAACGCTACCGTTACTCATCGCTGTACTGTCTGCATAAATTTCTAATTTGTAATTTACTGCGGCTGCAGTTACTCCGGTAATACTTGCAGTGTTAATAGCAGTAACAACCTGAGTTAAAGTTCGAGTAGTAGAAGTGCTACCAATGATTACTGCTTGAGTGTTAATAGTGATTGTTGCTGCAGTAGGACTTGCTGATTGTATCCAGGCAGCAGAATCACTGGTCAGTGCTGGCGATGGGGCACAAGTAATTGTGGCCCAGCTGGACTTCCATGCATCAGTACCAACACGAACCCAAGCATTACTGGAATTTTTATAAGAAATAAGTGCGCTGGTGTCGCTGGCATTACCGGGCAATACCACTGCATAATCGCCAATTTTGCCAACACTGGCTGCTGGAACATAATAAGACCCACCGGTATTGATGTCAGCCAAATCAGTTACAATCAATGGGGTTTTTAGTGTAAATGCACCCGAGCTTGCGTTCCACTCGTTAATGCCCCAGGTGCTTTCACCTAAGTCTAACCAATAAGTGCTGTTTGCTACCTGACCAGTTGGTCGAACGCTGGTTCCTTCCAGTGCTGCTAGGTCTATGTCTGCACGAATAGCGTAAATTCTGTTAACTTGTCCGAGTGCGCTGTACGCTGCCATTAGGCCATATTCATTACGCTCATCCCCATGTAACGGAGTACCTGCTGCACTTTGCTGGAAGCTGGGATAACCCATTGCAGTAATTAGCTCGCGCTGGCTGCTATATGCTAATAGCTTGCCTGCTCTTGTTGCTGTTGTGTCAGCCGCTGTGCCAGTGCCCGAAGGTGGGATTTTGTTCTGGGCCGTGGCCATAACAATAAGTGGTACTGTGCCCACTGCGCCTGGAACATATTGACTTTCGTCAGTTACGGTTATTTGTAAACCTGCAGATACTAGTGCCATGTTTTTATCCTTTAATAAAACAGTTTCGAGTATTTATAACAGGTTTAATAATTCCAGTGATTGACAGGTACCTTTGAAAGGTTTGGGTAATAAATACTATTATGACCAGACCCATTTGCACTTCCTGTAATGAAAATCCTGCTGCCGTTAACTATCTAGGAACGTCTAGGACACATTATCGAACAGAGTGTGCAGGGTGCATGCGGAAAAAACATAACCAGAAACCGATCCCGCCTAGTTGGGTAAAGTCTGGATACAAAAAGAAATCCAAGTGTGACAAATGTGGGTTTACTGCTAGTAATGTAAAAACGCAGATGCGTGTGTATTACGTGGACGGCAATCTTAAAAATAACGACTGGAATAATCTAAAAACAGTCTGTCTTAACTGTCAAGCAGCCATACAAGACGCCAAACTTGGGTGGAAGCCTAGTGATTTGGTAGCAGATTTTTAAGTTGATCATACAACTGCTCAACTGTTCCGTTGTTATCAACTACATAATTAAATGTTTGCCCGATCCAGGCCCATTCGGAATGATGAACATTTGGGTATTTTTGAGGCATAAGCTGATGGGCATCTTCCAGTAGCCACTGTCTATCTTCCGGGGTAGTGTTTTCTGTCAATGCACAGTTGTACCATTCGGGCAACTCTCCACGCTGTACCCAGACACATATACCGCCTGCTCGACGTATTGCCGTTATTTCATTAGGAAATCGTACATCACTAATAACAATATCGTCCACTGTTTTGCGTAGTCTATTTTCCATGCTTGCAATCCAGATATCATCGTGGAATCCTTGTCTACATACTTCCGTTCCCCATAGTTGTAGCATATACCTTGGAGTAAGGCGCGGCATATCTAGACGTTTGGCCCACCAAGGGTCCACTTGTTCACGCCACTCACGGGCTTCGGGAGTAAGTCCTTCCAGTAGTTCGCGATCCCATCCAAATATCTGAGATACTGCATCTTTGAGTGCGCCAGCAAAACTGTCACGTCGAAATCCGTTGTGTGCCACAAGATAGTTTGCTGCGGTGTCTTTGCCCGATCCAATAAAGCCTGTGATTCCTATGATCATAAAAAATGCCCCCCAAGGAGCATTCTAATGTACCAATCAACCAAAGTCAAACGCCGTATTTGTTTTTTTTCTGCTTGGCAACAGGACTGCTTTTATTGTTACTGTCGGGCTCCATGCTTTTTAAGTTACCTTTGTTTAGATCTTTATGGTCTGCACCCACACTCTTATACCCTCGCTTGAGCATTTCTGCTTCTATGGGTGTATAAGGATGTGCTGTGTGTTTTTTACCGTAGAAAGTTTTTTGATCCACATGTGGGTCATTTTCACCGTCACTCATGGCTAGATAAAGACCCAGACGATAATGAGTATAATCACTGTTGGCCTTCTCACCATCGCTAAATGTATGCAGTCCAGTACTGGCTTGCTTGTACCTGCTAGGAACTTTGCCTGCTTTGAGATTGCGTTCTACAATAATATCTTTAATCTTCATTATCCAATTACCCAGGTTAACGGCATTGACCCATCCACATAGTTCTTTAACTGTTGCTCAAGCTCTAGCATCTGGGTCGCTGCTTCAGCCTTGAGGCTTGCTCCATTGAGCTGTGTACCGCCCGACGGGCCAGCAATACTGGCAAACTTTTCACGAGCTTCGCCTAGTATGCTTTTGGCAAATGCATAGGCATAATCTTGTATCCAGGGATATGCCTGATAATCATTGAACAACATACTGTCAGGTTTATAATTATAGATATGCAACATGCAATCTTCCAGCTGACTTTCGTCAATGTTGGTTCCTGCATAAGGAATTTTACGGATTATGGTTAGTTTTTTACTTGTTTTATTAAAATGAAAGTTTAAATATCCACCAAACATTTTCATTGAAAGTTTTTGGTAGTCCACAAACAATTCATAACTTAACAACCCACCAACACGACCTGCTACTAGCATATAGGTATTTAGATATCCTGAGCTAAACGGTTCAAATTGACTTGCTGTTGTGCCAGTAACTGAGCCAATACCACGGCGATATGCAGCTCTAACTTCCATTACTGTATTGGGCAATATGTATTCTTGTGTTTCGGGTTTGAGTGTCAAGAAAGCATAACTTTCTTCCTGACTGTTACTAGCCATCTGTCTATATCGTTGTAATGCCTGTTTAATAGCAAGATCGTAGTGTTCAAGATCGAGCTCAACGTCAACAATACCATCAGCTAAACGCAAACGAATATAGTCAGTTATGTCGTTACGATGAGAATCATCTGTGTCAAGAGCGGGCGCGGTGGTTGTGCCCAATGATTCATTAGGGTCATATTCTATATGCCCCGAACCAGTACCAGTGGTACGGTTATATAAACTGTCTGTTACAATTACGCCATTAGCGTAAAAGTTAGTGGTATCTGCTGTGGCCATTATGGTGTCCTAGTATTGTATTTATTAGGACACCAATCAGTTAACCTATTCGAAGCAGCACAGTATCTTCGTTCATACGCCCGTTCCCTGAAACTTCAGTGGCTTTGATATCCTCTAGAAACTTACGTAGCTGTACTTTACTGGCTTTTGCGAACTCTTTGAGCTTTTCGTCGGGCTTACGCAGTGTTTTGCCCACGGATTTGGCTAGGTCAAACCCTGTTAAACTAGTGCCCTTGATACCCAATGGGCCAGTTAGACTGTCGGCAACGTACTTGTAGAGTTTGCGAGTCTTGGCGTTGTAACACCAGAACTCTTGCGCTCCGATAATATCCACAGGATTAACAGATACCAACTTGAGTGTTTTTTCTTCCCGCATATACTTGAGTTTGCCAACAACCTTTTCCTTGTTAGGCGCACGTTTGACTCGGGCTTTCTTGGTTGCTTTCTTGACCCCACGATATTGCTCCAAGGCATCATGCATAGCATCCAGGAATGCATGATGCCGTTTATAGTCAGCTGCTTTGTAATGCTTGTATGCCTCTGCTAGATCGTCATCAAGTTTGCCCTGTGCTGTGGTTAGCTCAGATTTGTGGGCTTCAAACAATTCTACAAATTTGTTAATTTGACTCTGTGGTACTGTATTAGCAGTTAAGTAATCAAACGCCCTGGGATCAATAGTGCCGCCCAGTACAACTTCGTCGTACAAGCCTTCAAAGTATGCTAGATGTTCACTGGTTTTTTCGTTGAGGCGATCCTGTATAGTGGGTATTTTGGCTGCAGTTTTTTCAGTGTCACCTGTTTCAACTATTTCAGGTTCAGCTTCAGAAATTGCAACAGCGATACACTGCTTGACGTAGTTTAATTCTTTATCACGCAAGGGCATGCCCTGCTTGGTGGCCATGACGATACCACATGCAGTCATGGGCATGGCACGATCTGGGCTACGAATAAATTTACTCACATCCGGTTTACTGTATCCGTTGTCCTGCATCCACTTTACTATATGTTTTTTACAGTCTTTTTGAGTATAGTAATAGTTGTAATAATAAAAACTCTTGCGTAGAAAATGGTCAAATTCCACTTGACTCATTGCTTTGGCTCGGTCAGCGTCCCATACCGGTTCACGCCCAGTATGTTTTTCATCACTGAATAAGGGGTCACGCTTCTTGACTGCTGTCTTTTTGGGTGCTTTTACGCTTTGTGCTAGTGCCATGTTGGCTCCTATCTACTTGGAATATACTAGGGTACTACTATTTTTGGGCAATGTCAATTAGTATCGTGATCTTGCGATATTGTTGCAATAGTTATAACTTCTTGAGCCCATCCATGCTCAGATTATACTAGTTTTGGTATTTAATGCCAACTAAATACTAGATATTAAGGATTTAACAAGTGCCACGCTTATCGCTCTGGAGAGAAGGAAAACACAGCAACGACTACAAGTTTATTGATCGCCGTATGAGCGAAATGTTTACTGTGGG